GCCAGTGTAATACCCGCGGTCTTGGTCTGTTTAGCAACCTCAATCAACCAGTGCGCCATGGTTTCGCCACCGTCTTCAAATTCGCTTAATTTTTCTAATTTACTAAACCTATCTACACCTTGCCTGGAAAAATTACGGCAAATATCTTCAAGCCATTTTATAAATTCCTGCCCCCATTTGGCCAATGCGGTTTCGGGGTCGCTGCCTGTTCTTGCAGCAAGAGACTTATTCAAATTATCTACACCTTGCCTGGCACCAGCACCACCTGTAATCTTGCCCATCATGGTGTCAAATCTCTCGTCACCGGTAGCCTCCGCCACACCTTGCTGATCTTTTTGTAACCATCCGTAGACACTGACTAGGTCACTGGGAAAGTCTTCGTCATAGTTGAATACAGACCTGGCTCTTTTATTACCTAGGTCTTTTACTGCTATAGGCCAAGCCGCATCTAATACTGCGTTCTCGTCTTTGATATTTGGGTTTGCGTTAAACACTTGTTTTGCTAGATCTTCGGCATACGATTCCGCCAACGGTTTCTTATGTTTTACATCACCCTGTTTCTCAGCTTTCTTCTTATCCTTGTGCTGACCAGCACCACCCATTTTAGCGTTCTTAGCAACAAAGTTACGAGGCTTTGGTGTTTCTTTCTTTTCTTGTGCAAGGATGCTATCTTCACGCCTCTTTCCAGGAGCTGTAGCAACAACACCTGCACTGGTCGCACCACTTGTGGCAGTTTCTAGCACATAGTGAGTGTCTTCGTTGTTTTTTATTTTTTTAAATTCGCTGGTCATTTTGTTTTATTCCAATTTGATACAGGGCTTACAGTATTTGTACCAGATAACTCTTTACTACTCATGTCACCGTGGTTAAGATCTGTATAATTTGCCCCTGCAATTTTGTAGGCTTGTTTAAGGATATCGGCTTCTACTTTAGTATAGGGGGCGGTTACTTTCCTTTTTCCAAGCCAGCTTAGGTAATCAACGTCTGGATTGTTTGTCCCGTCGCACATTGCGGCTGCAAGTCCGACCCTGTTAAAGGTGTAGTCACTATTGGCTTTTTCTGCATCACTGAATAGGTGTAATCCTCGTGTAGAGTTCTGTTGTCTTTTTGACAACTTGCCCGTTGTGCGTTCAGTGATAAGTTCGAGTATCTTCATAATGTATTATTTACCACGTCCGAACCATAACTTAAACCATTCATCTGTACCAGGTTTAATGCCCTGCTCACGTTGTATCTGTCCTTTATTACTGCCTACAACAGGTTGTCTTAGTGTAGCATTGTATTCTGCAAGCCGGGCTTGCCCGCCTAATCCGCCCATAATGCTAGTTGCTTTTAAGGCATGAATCGGATCTTCTGGGGCTAGATAAGCGTCATCTCCACTATCTTGCGGAACGTCATTTACGGTTATTCTGTATTGCTTCATTCATAATAATCTTATTGATTAAGATATCCATAACATCTTGCACATCTTCGCTGACTTTTACGCAACTATCTTTACCGTTCTTGGTACCGTTATAACGATACCCATCCCAACAGGCTTTGCCATCTGCGCCTTTTTTCTTAGATTCGTCTGCATATCTTACACGCACTTCTCTTTTCTTAAACATATCGATACTGGGCTGAGTTAGTGGTTTATCCTGAGATTGAAAATATTTACGCATTTCATCAGGTGTTGGTTTAGGCTTATCTGTTTGTTTTGTATCTTTGGTTTTAAATAATGATAGTTCTTCAACTTTCTCATCGTTAGCAAACTGTTTCTTAGTTGCTTTAACAATGCCACTGAAACGTTTGTCTGCAAGTTTATAGTTGCCTACTTTGTCAGCGGCACTAGCTTGGGCCCCAGCAGCCTTCTTATATTGTCCTAATTTCTCGTTAGATAATTCTTTTAAATTACCCCACTCGTCTTTGCTAGTAGTGTCACGTTTGGCAATGTTTCTGCCTTTTAAATGTTCTTCGCGACGTTTGTCTCCGGCAGCACGTAGTTTAGCAACCTTACCATCATCTTTATTAGCTAGTCGGCTTGCAGCATTAGCCATTGCATTGCTAGGTTCTTCTGCTACACCTTCACCTCCCCCGCCGTCTCCTTCACCAGATTCTCCACTACCGTAATAGCCATAGCCTGGAAAGAAATATCTGCTCAAAGATCTTGAAGTTTTTTTCTTTTTCTTTTTTGAGCCTTCCGCTACAGCTTTTGCTTTCTTAGGTTTAGGAGCACTCATAGCGGTCATACGTTCTTTAGCCTTGTTCATTAGATCACGTACTTCGTCGTCTCCAATTTCTGGACTCATAGCATCACGCCATACTGCAAATTGTTCTTGTTCAGACTTACTAGGATCCATTAATACTTGACGCATAGGTGTAGCTCGAGGCCCTTCTTCTCCTGCACTAGGATCGCCTGTTTCTTGACGACTTATTACGTCTAAATTGTCAAAACTGTATAAAATATTTCCTGATTTGTCTGGTTTATTGTTGTAATTCTTCAGATATTGAAAGGCCTTAACTTGATCAGCACCTAGTACTACTGTGACACTTGTATAACCTTGTTGATTTAAATTTGCTAATACACGAGTTAGATCTGGAATTTCATCAGTAGCAGGTTGGAAAATATGTCCGCTTTGTGGAAATACTTTTTTGTAGATTGCTATCTTTTCATCTGGAGTAATTGGATCATCTTTACCAACTGTCTTGCTAACAACAAAATAAGGATCACCGCCTACTTTGCCAGCCTGTGTTATAACTGAACTGGCTAGCATCATGTGTCCTTTGTGACCCATACCTCGGCCCCAACCTATAACAGCAGTTTTACCTTGACCGGTGCGTTGTATTGCTTCAAATATATTTCTTAAAAACATCTTAGTCCCTTCTTGGTGCCCAATTAGCTTGATCAATTGCCTTGACAAATTGTCCTGGCATGTCTTGTTTGAATGGTGTACCGGGATGTGCCTGTACATATCCTTCTGGCTTAGTTTGACGAATACCGCCGTGTGTACCAGAACTTAACTTTGTTATCAGTTGTAGTTTTTCTTTACTCAACATCTCTACAGCATTTAATACTGCGTTAAGACCTCTTTGATCGGCTAGAATCTTAGCAGCCTGGCCTGGAGAAACATTGTCATTAACCCAGTCTTGGAACTTGTCCTTAACTCCGGGAATGCGTAAATTTTGATTATAGAATTTGTATAGAACGTCACCTGGTTTAGTCAGTCCTGGCTTAGGTGCTAAGAATCCATCAATAAGAGCAGCATTAGCAGCAATAAACTTTTCAGCAGCAGCTAGACCTTTGTCTTCTACACCGGGCGCCTGCTCAACATAAGTAGTACCTTGTACAATAACATCCGGTGTGCTCAATGCTTCTGCATTGGGATACCGACCTTCTTCGCTACTACCTAATGCGTCATAATATCCTGTGACAGCAACCATAACCTTAGCAACCTTAATACGTTTGCCTAGATCACTAGCTACCGGAATATGGAATGCTGTTATATTAGGAGTAAAATCGTATTCTTGTGTTTGTGGATTTAACTGTGCAGGCTTACTAGGGTAGAATAATAATCCACCTTCTACATAACCTTTCTGTGGACTTACTTTTTCAAAGTAGGGCCAAAGGTCCATCATTTCTTGTGCAAATGCCTGTCGTTGCGGCATCTGTTCTGGAGTAGCTTTGCCAGTACCAAGCACAAAGTTCTTAATATCCTCTGGACTATACATAGCTGTAGGAACACCGGGTGTAACTTCCATCTTACCACGCTTGAGATATTCCCAAGCATTCTTTGGAATCATTGAGAAGCGACCCTGCTCATCCTTGCCCCAGTACATGACAGGACTACCATCCCATTTTAATTCAATCGTACCACCTTGATTACCCATGCTTTGCAATCGTTCAACAGCATGTAGACCACCAGTGCTACCATTGGTAAACACTAGATCTTCAATATGTTGATACTTACGACCTACTGTAGGTGCCGCAGCTTCAATAATTAATTCGCGGATTTTCATAGGATATGATCTATCAAGAATCTAAACCATTCTTGACTACCCTCTTTAAGATCCATGCCTGGAAAATATTTGTCTCTAATAGCAACATATTTTTCTGGATATGGTTTTAGAGCAGCCATTACTCGTTGTGGGTTTCCCATATCGGCAGCTGATGCAGAAGGTCCAATAATAATTTTGGCAATTTCGTCTTTGTTGTTAGTGACTAATTCTTTAGTCATACGATCGACTAGGCCTTTGTAAGGACTCATCATAACACTTTCGTGCCCTTCGACGCTACTCATATTGGCAAGGTCTGCCCACATACCATGTAGTGTCCCACCTTTCATTTGTGGATCACTGTAGTCATGTGTATGCAGTGGTTGAGCGGCAGCAGCATTTTCTACTGCCATTAGGTCAACTTGTACTACATCTTGTGTTGCACCAATTGGAATACCAACGTGAATGCTAACACCTGTACGTGCGGCAAACAGGCCTTTGCTCTTAAAATAATCTTCTAATGCTTTGCGACTTAGTTTTAATTCTTTAGCAGGAAAAGCCTTCATTAGTTCGCTGGCATCTATTAGTGCATCTATGTCACTGCTGACTTCTTTATGCCCTGCTGATCCAATAGGATATAAATTTAATCCTTGTGGAAGAATCTTTTTTAGATTAGCCATTACTAAAGGAAAATCTGCCTTTCGTAATTCAACTGCATTTGGTATAACGTTTCCGCCTTCATTTAACTTCATGATATTATCCTAACTTATACTTTCCTGCCCCGATATCGTCATAGTAATGATCGTGTATTCTATGGCACATCTCTTCTCTAAACTTTACGGGAAAAATTTTACTTAATTTACCCTGTAACTTTTCTTTTTGGTAATATTCTTTACAACCCTTTTTTACCATAGGCATGTATAATTCTAGAATCATTTCCGGTTCACACTCTTTTAAAGTTTTTATCTTTTTAGCAATAGAGAAGAAATAATCCTTGTGTAACTTATCGTGGTCAATTATAAACCAAAATAAATCATCATCGAGGTTATCAAGATTTGGAGATTTGCTCTTAACGTCTTTATTAACATCAAGCGGCTTATTAAAAAATTCAAGTAGTTTCATGGCGTATTAGTGATTGTATTGGATTGATGTAACAGCGCCTTCTTCAATCTGTATGTATCCTCGGACCCATACAAAGTTACCTGTGAAGTTAGAGAGATCGACACTAGATTGTGTTCTAGCGTCAAATTCTGTGTAGCTTACATCTGTATTTGATACTGTGAACCAGTCTGACGATACTGGTTCTGATGCTAGAGTAGCTTGCATAGTAACAGTCCCGATGAAGTATCGAGTGGTGTTATATGCTACTGTATGGAATCCATCACTTCCACCGAAGTATCCGTCTCCTTTAACCCTATCGCTAAGAAAGGAAAGGACGCCTGTTCCTGTATTTGGGTAATCTACAAGAACCGTGTTAGTACCACTTGTGGTATGAAAAATGAGATTTTGACTGAGTGCTGGCATAATACGTTATTTATGCCACTAATGCGTTCTCCCGCAAGATGAACTCTTCGGTCTTTTTAACGTATCCGCTAAGGTATAATCCTATCATACTCAACATTTTATCGTCTATAACATACATAAACGGGTCTTGTGCGTAGTTTCGTTGACTCATAAGCCAGCGCCTGCTAGTTTCACTTATTACTATGTTGTTTCCGTACTTATCCGCCCAGATTAAAAATGCTGACCTCTTATCTGGAGAGAATTTACTCTTAAAAAATACTCTATACTTGTACATATCCTTAGGGTATGTATCGCATAGAATTTTCTTATGGCCGTTACTTAACAAGAATTTAAGTTCTTCCTGTGTAGTAGGACCGCTAATTTTCTTAATCCATTGATCGAGAGCATTATCAATTTCTTCAAGAACACTAGGATCTTTGCAAAATAGGTTAAAGTGACAATTCTCAACTCTAATCTGAATTTCTTCTTTTCTATCTAAGAAAGGTTCTACAGCATTAATAAATTCTAAAAATGTAACTGTATCCAGAGTTTTGGATAGGGGTACAACCGGCGCACCTTTACCTGTGTTACACCATTCTTTACACGAATCAATGCCGCTGTGGATAATTCTAGAAGCTCCGGCTTGCCGGCATTCTACTTTGTACGGCCACTTATTAAAAAAGAGCTTACTCGACTTCAGCTTTTGAATTGGAGTTTTCATCTGTAACTTTGATCTTTTCAACAGGTAACACATCTATAACATTAAGTTTGAGTAGTTCGTTTTCGATGCTAACTTCTACTACTCCGCCGTTAGTTAACTTGCCAAACAAGATTTCTTTACTTAGTGGCTTCTTAATAAACTCATCGATAGTACGTTGCAGTGGTCGGGCACCCATTTTACTGTTAAATCCTTTTGCAATTAAGTATTCAACTGCTTCTGCATTTAGTTTAATATGTATATTCTTATCTTTGATCAGTGCGTTAAGTTCATCGATGAATTTCTTAACTATCTTGATCATATTAATTTGATCTAATTTGCCAAATTTAACAATACCATCTAAACGATTGCGAAATTCAGGAGCAAAGAATTTATTAACAGCATCCTTGGTATCTCCATCTCGTTCTAAGCTACCAAACCCTACACCGTTCTTTTCATTATCCGCTGCACCTAAATTACTGGTCATAATAATAATAGCATTGCGACCATCGGCTTTCTTACCGTTGCTACCAGTAATAAACCCATTGTCCATTAACTGTAACATTACGGTCAACACATCTGGGTGTGCCTTTTCGACCTCATCTAGCAATAGAATACAGTTAGGATTTTCTTGTAGATTAGTAATTAACTGTCCAGCATTATCATCAAAGCCAATGTATCCAGGAGGAGCACCAATAAACTTTGCTACTGAGTGTTTCTCTTGAAATTCACTCATATCAAATCGTACAAGTTTAACACCCATGCTGTTAGCAAGTTGTTTAGCAACTTCTGTCTTACCAACACCGGTTGGCCCAACAAACAAGAAGCTACCTACAGGTTTGTTAACAGCCTTAAGACCTGCTTGTGAAATAAACACTTTGTCTAACAAACTCTCAATAGCAGTTTCTTGTCCAAATACTTTACTACGTAGATTCTTTTCTAGACCAGCAAGATTTAAACCTTCTTTAGAATTAATTTGTTCTAATGGCAAGTTTGCAATTTTTGCAACTTCGAATAAGATTTCATCGTGATCAACAACACCGTTTTCTTCATCTTTAACTTTGAAACGAGCACAGGCACAGTCAATTAAATCAATTGCTTTATCGGGCAACTTTTTATCACTCATGTATTTTACAGAATATGATACTGCATCAAGAATTGCTTGATTTGTAATTTTAACACCATGATGCTTTTCGTAATACTTTCTAAGTCCTTTTAAGATCTTTACTGTAACTGCTTCACTCGGCTCGTCAACAGTGACACGTTGAAAGCGGCGCATTAACGCACGATCTTTTTCAAAGTGCTTGCGAAATTCTTCCCAGGTAGTAGATGCAATAACTTTTAATGTGCCTTTGCTTAGTGCAGGCTTTAACATATTAGCCATATCGTTGCTGCCTCCACTGACTGCACCAGCACCATTCATCATATGTGCTTCGTCAATGAACAAAATACATTTGCCTTTCTTTTCAATGGCACCAATAATCATCTTTAGCCGTTCTTCAAAGTCTCCGCGATACTTACTGCCAGCTAGGATAGAACTAATATCTAAACTATAAACAGTATGATCTTTAATAAAATTTGGAACATTTCCCTCAACAATTTTACGAGCAAGTCCTTCTGCAATAGCAGTTTTACCCACACCCGGATCTCCAATTAACATAACATTAGCTTTGTTTCTACGAGCTAGTACTAGTTGCATTTCTTCGATTTCTTTTTCACGACCAATAACTGGATCAATTTTCTTTGCCTTAGCACGGGCTGTTAAGTTTGTGCAAAATTGATTGATCATCCTTTCTACTTGAGGATTTCTGCTCTGTACTTCTGTAATTTCGTCGTCTTCATCTTTAGTATTTTCTTTTTGTATAAAGCTGAGAAATTTATCTTTATCAATCTTAGCTTTTCTAATGAAATAGTTTGCGTAACTTTTCTTTTCGGCAAACATACTAATAAAGCAATCGATAGGTTCAATAACCTGTCTGCCTGAAAATAAGACATGTGTAAATGCACGATTTAAAACCTTATCTACTGTATGAGTTTTCTTAGGTCTGTCTACCTGGAGATTAACAATTTCTTTTAAATCTTCTTGAATAAATTTTGTTACATCTTTAGTCAGTGTTTTAACATCAGCGCCAAAACTTGTTAATAGTTTCGCAAATGATTCATTGGTTACTAAACTATGTAAGAAATGTTCTAGCGTAACGTATTCATGATTGTATTCGCCTGCTAAATTTACAGCAGATTCGAAAATTTGTTCTAAGTCTTTATTCGGTTGTAGCATTAAGTTTTCCTTCTTTAATATTTAAGAAATTAATTGTTTAACAAGATCTTTTTGTTGTTGATTTAGATCAGTTGGTATGGTTATGTTGATTTCTAAAAGAAGTCTTCCTTTCATCCTTGGGTCTGCCATGTACGGCATTCCGTATCCTTGTACTGCCAATGTCTGTCCTGGTTGTGTGCCTGGAGCAACATTAACTTCGAGTGTCTTTCCATCTAAGGTATCAAACTTAACAGTTTTACCTAGTATAGCATCAAAGCAACTAACAGTCAATGTTCTTAACAAATCATCACCTTGCCTTTGATAGATATGATGTGGTTGAATATTAATTGTTAAATGTATGTCTCCTCTAGGCACATTGTTATAAGTGTCATCACCCATTCCAGCAAGCCGCAGTACTGTGTTGTCTCTAACTCCCGGAGGAATTTTAACTTCTAACACTTGTTCAAGTCCACTAGGTAATCCTACATTGGCCATCAAGTTTTTGCCAAGATAGGCTTCTTCGAGTGTAATAGTAGTTTGTAAATTTAAATTACGATTTCTTTGAGGTTGTCGAAAACCTTGTCCAAAGAAAGGATTTCCGCCCTGCCCAAATGCTTGAGCAAAGAAGTCTTCGAATCCTGGAGGAACACCTCCACCAAAATGGAATCCGCCTCCTCCAAATTGTGGTTGAGGATTATCATACTGTTGTCGTTTTTCTGGATCGCTTAGTGTAGCGTAAGCGGCCTGCACTTCTTGAAACATAGCAGTATCTCCACCTCTATCTGGATGGTGCTGCGCGGCTAATTTTCGGAAAGCCTGTTTAATTTCGTCTTGGCTAGCGTTTCTAGGAACGCCTAATGTTTGATAATAGTCTGTCATAATAGAAAAAAGGTATAGTAAATTATACTATACCCTTTGGTGAATGTCAACAAATTATTTCTTCGCTGGCGGAACTTCTGTCCCCTCTAGCTTTTTATGTACTTTAATTTTCTTACATTCTTGGACAGGCTTGCCATCTTTACCGTTAACAACCTTTCCGGCTTTGTCTACTTTGTCTTTGCAAACTTCTTTCATTTCTCCGCCAGCAAATGCTGGACTGGATAATACTAAACATAGACCTGCTACAAATATAACATTTTTCATTTTATTTTTCCTTTTAGATTTCTGGTTGGAAGGCAGGGGCTGGGGCAGGCTTGCCTCCAAATCCTGCTACTACTGCGGGTGCTGTTGAGACTGGGGTTGTTCCCCAACTTGGTGCTGCGTTAAAAGATCCAGACGTTGGCGCTCCAAAGCCTGTATTTCCGCCAAAGCTACTTGGTGCTGGTGAACCAAAGCTGCTGGAATTGCCGAAGCCTCCTGATTGCGGTTGGCTAAATGTTGAAGACCCGCCCGCAAATCCTGCTCCTGATGTTTGTAGTCCGCCATTGTTTGCTCCTCCTAATTTTTCTTGTGTGCGACCAAACGCCGCAATACCTAATACTGCACCCATGGCAATGTGGAATAGACCAGCACCTTGCAGTGTTAGTGGATTCCATTGTGTAATGTTTGTGCCTGTGGTTGTTTGCAATAGACTCCATAAAATTGGAAATACAACCATGTCCATGGTACAGACCAGCATATACATCCAGCCCATCATTGGACGCCATTTACTGTTCATCCAATCTTCTTTTTTACTTTCGCTTGCGCTTTTTACTTCTTCTGCCATTTTTCGCTCCTAGTGTTTAGTGTTTATTGTGTTAGAACCAAAGATATATGCCATTTAGGCTTAGTAGTATTCCAAAACCTGCTACTACAAAACTGCCCCAGAACATAGCCACGCTAACTGCAAGAATACTTGCTGATAGAACAACGATAGCTAACTGGTAGGCTGTGCTAGCGTAGCCAATCCAAGGAGATGACTTTTTAGCCTCTTCACGAGCAGCCTCCATTTCCCTTGCCTTAACAGCGATTTCTTTCTTGTCACTGTCCATACGCTCTTTTTCGGCTTGGAATTCTGCTTTTAGTTTTGGATCAGCTGCGGTCTTTGCGGCAATCTCGTAGCTAACGCCACGACCTGCTTTGGCTTGATACTGTGCCCATGTGTTGTTAGCACCCAGTGTATTGTTAAGAACTGTAGAACTTAATTTGCCACCGTACCATGCATTGACTGCTAACAACAATGCAAATACGGAAATAACCATACCTGCTTTGTCTTTTAGTTTGGCTTCACGCTCCGAACGTGATCCAACTGGCGGCTTAGGTGCGTCTGGATCCTTTGGTGTTTTGTTTACTAAATTTAATATTGAATTCATTTTTTTCCTTTTTAAATTATGGCCATTGCAATATTACATGCCTGCACTATATATCTAAATGCAACTTCGTTACCTGCACAGTCCTGTGCCGCACGAATGTCTCGAATTTCTTGTAAAAGGTAATTCTTTTCTTCTACAGAAATATTGCCCATTTGACACTGTTCAGTGATTGCTTGAATTTCTTGTTCTAGTGGATGCATTATCTTCCTCCCCATGCAGACTTGGCTGCTTCTATTCTTTGGTGTGCAGTCTTTTTACCTATTTCACAAAATGTCTTCGACCCGCCCTTACCCATGCGCTCTATATGAGTGTGAAGGCCTTTAAGATTAGCTGTCTGCGGATCATTACGCCATTCTGAATATTTGGCTAACTGTTCTGTAATAGGCGCAACTGTGTTCCATGTCGGAGCATCACAATTCTGATGTAGAATTGCAATATCTGCGGTAACTAATTGATTAAACATTACTGGATCGTGAGGACGAGGCCAGTATTCTTTAATAGTAGAACATCCGCTAAGTGCTATTACCGCTACTAATAAAAGATGTTTCATTAGTGTGCGCCTACTACGTGTAATGCGTGTTCGTAATGTTTGATACGATCTTCTAGACCAATGGTGCCGCCGTTAATACGTTTGGTCAATGTAAGGATGTCGCCCTTGTCGGCCCACTGATTTAAATTATTACTTTCCCAGAACCAGCAGGCACTTTGAACAGCACCTTCAAATGTTCCAAGGAATTCAGGAATATCTTCTACAGGAGTTTCGATACTATCGGCAAAATTTTGATAATTGTTTTTGCCTGTTAACTGAATTAGCCCACGCCCGCAATAGCGGAATCCGTCCCCACTAGCTTCGGGACCGTTACCCATACGTCCACCGTAGACTTTATTAGCAATAGCTTCTTGTTTATTAGGTAAACTAGCGTAGTAATTAGCAGTAGCATCGTCGGGGAAATACTTAGGAAAAATCTTACGTAATGTAACAGCTTTGTAGTTTAAGTTTTCTTTCAATGCTTTAAAACCTCCACTCTCATGAGCGCATTGTGCAATAAACGCCGCAACACGTTGTGGAGTATTAATATCATAATCAGGCAATGCTTGCTCTAATGCATGATACCAATGATCTAAATATGGATTGCCTGGTAGCAGTTGAGCTAGCTGCTCTTTTGTTAAAATAAAATTTGACATTGTTTCCTCTCTTTAAAATCCGAATATATTTTTCTTTGGTTCTATCAAAAACTTTTCTGCTATGACAGCACCTTTAGCTCTTACATGAGCATCGGGGCTGACTAACATCTCATTTATCAATGCAGCCTTGGCCATCTTATCCATGGTTTGGTCCTTAGATATTGATTTTTGTACTTCTGGATTAGTAGCACAGCCTACTAATAAAACTGATGCAATAATTAATGCAATTTTCATTTAATGTTTCCGTATATTTTCTTTTGTGTTTCGTACCACTCTTGCCATCCGTCAACTTTAGTCGAACACTCGTGATACAATGTATAGTTATGAATTACAACTTTTAACATCTCTGTTATAGCTACTTTGTCGCCTTCGATCTTTTTAAGATTTTCGCATTTTTCTTTTAGTATTTGAGGTACTTCTGGAAATGCTGGCTTGATTGGCACAGCAGTTGAGCATCCTACTAGTAGGGTAGTTATAATTAGAGCAAGGTATTTCATTTTTTACCTTCCGCTGCTTTATTTAATTCTGTCGCTTGATTGTGCAGATCAATTATTTCTTTAGGAACAGGGCATTGTTCAATATACTTGATAATTTCTTCTTTCTTAACAACTTCTCTATCAATGTAGTTAACAATGTCTTTGCCTTTTTCTTTGATTATTTTAGTCTTTGTAACAATCTTTTCTTGAACTACGACATTTGTTTCTTTAGACTTAGTTTCTGCTTCAATAATCTGCTTCTGTAGATCTGCAATCTTGTCTTGCCATTTTGCTTCATTAGCAGTAACGCCTTGAAAATACACACCTACTATTAGTGCAATAATTGAAGCTACCTGAATAGGTAATCTATAAGTAGAAACAAATGGAATAAACTTTAAAAGCCATGTTGCTAAGGTTCCTACAATGCCAGATATTAATACCAAAGTCCAAACCCAATCAGGTATAAAACTTAACATCCAAATTATTTGTGACATAATTACCAACGATCCTTTTCAATGACTATTGCCTTTGTTCCGTTTCTAATTAAAAATTTATTACCAATTTTATTAAATTCGTAATTTCCTAGGTACTTGGCCAAGAAAAACATCTGACTCTGACTTGCTTCATCTAAACTTAGTCTACCTGGAACTGTATCTTTAACCTTCTCATAGTCCCCAATTGAAATAAATTGTGCTTGAATGTCACCGGCGTACGGGCGTCTAAATGTTAATACATTATTTTCATCTAAGCTAACATTGGCTGCGCCCTGATCAAAGAACTCCTTAATATCGCCTTCTTTAATTGCCAATACTTTTGCTTGGTAATCTTCCTTAGTTAGGGGAATATTTTTTGCCACAGTATCTTCAGTAAATTCTATAAGTTTAGAATTTTTTTGATATTTAAAATGCCACTCTTTACAGTCGCATAGTTGACCAATTCCTTTTAATAATTGCCTTAATTGTTCTGTTAGTTCGGGAGTTCTCTCAATCTCAACAAACACTTGGTATTGTCCGTCATTTTCTTCACCTGCACTCATATCGGCATCTAAAATAAAAGGATAACCTTTTTCAATAAATTCCATCATATCAATTGCAGGGTTCTTTTCACGTACATGAAATCCTAGAACAACAATATCTTGGTCCTCACCCATTTTGCTACTATATCTATCTACAGTAAACACTTCAGAGACGTAATCTCTTAGGTCGCCGGATCTAAGTCCTTCAGTTAAATTATGCGGTTGGTGCTGGTGCTTCATTTGCTGGTTCCTCTTGGGCCGCTGTGCTAGCGTCTATGTCTTGTTTGCTGTATTTCATTAGTTCAGCCATTCTATTATTTTCTTTATTGTCTTTACCTGTATCTACGTCTTGCATTAGCTTCTTAGGCATAGTAATTGTTACAGTCCAAATTGGATGAGCATCAATTTTACCTTTCTTAGTACCGGGACGGAAATCGTCAGGGTCTTTGATTTTCCTAGGCATTAAGATTTCATCTTTAGTAAAAATAACCTTGCAACCATAATCTACTAGTCGTTTTCCGCCTTCGGGGTTAGGCATATTATCACGGTCCCACATTAGTTTGCAAGTTACGTCATAGCGATTAACATCGGGGCCAGCAACAATTTCACCGTCTTCCCAATTTTTAAAGACATAGATGTCTAGCTCATCGAGTACTCTTTCAAAATCTTTTAAGACTTTAAATGCTGAGTTATTCTCGCTAAGTGTTTGTAGGTTTTTAATAACGTCAATTATATCGTGCATGGGCTTTCTCTTTATGAAATATTTAGCTAAAAGATACCTGGGATTCGTTTTTGGCCTATATTGGGTGCGTTTTTAAATTTGGTATTAAATACTTTGCAGGTTGATCATAACGATCAGGAGGTAAATTTGCCTAGAACCAGAAGAAAAGAACGAGGCTTTCAATTAGAAAGAGACCCTCGTATGCAAAAACAAGTTAGCGATAACTTGATTCCGATGAAGCCTTACATGAAAAGGAAGCGAGATGTCAATATAGTTCCACGGAACTTGAGCCAAGAAGCTTACTTAGAACTGCTAAAAAACCCCAAGAAATACATTATATTCGCAATCGGTCCTGCCGGTACGGGTAAAACTATGCTTGCGGTTCAGATGGCAATTAAACTATTAAAGGAAGGGTCAATTAATAAAATTATTGTAACTAGGCCAGCAGTAAGTGTTGATGAAGAACACGGATTTTTACCAGGAGACTTAAATGCCAAAATGGCGCCTTGGACAAGGCCAATTTTTGATGTGTTTGAGGATTATTACCATCCAAAAGAAATAGCAGAAATGCTAGAGGATGGAGTGATTGAAATATCACCGTTGGCCTATATGCGTGGGCGAACGTTTAAAAATGCTTTCGTTGTTGCAGACGAAATGCAAAATGCCACACCGTCACAGATGAAGATGCTATTAACTAGAATTGGAGACAACTCTAGAATGGTAGTTACAGGAGACTTGAACCAGGCTGACCGTCCACGTGAAAACGGTTTGCTAGAATTTTGCTCATTATACGGCCAAGGAGGTGATTATCGTATGATAGCCCTAGCGAGATTCGAGACTAAAGATGTCGAACGACACCCTGTAGTTAAAGAAGTTTTGAAGATTTACAACGAGGAATAATGTTCTCGGATAGAGTGAGCGGACTGATCAATCTGCCCCTCACTGCTCACTCTATTTTTATTGTAGTCTTGCTAGCTTAATAAGTGTAGATGCAAGATTAATCTCGCTATCAGCACAGATGGTATGATCGACTAACCCTTGTTTAATAACAATAACGGCTTGATCTTTTGCCTCGTCAGTTTTTGCAATAATATCTAAATTATCATACAGCCAACGATAGATTTCTTCCATTTCTTCAGGCCGTGCCTTGCTACAGACTAATGTACGTGCATCTTTGATTCTGCCCTTCTTAAACAACTCAACCATCTCAATTTTATAATCGCTTGAGTCATTACTTGCTACAGGTGCAGATAATGTATTATCTTCATTGACGTTTTGCTGTACTGCGTTAATACATTTACGCAAATCTGGATATGCTGCCGAAACATAAGTGTCTAGTGTATCAAGATCAAACTCTATTGTTTCTTCCATAAGTATGGTTGCTACTCGGGCTGTGAATTCTGTCTTGTCGGTTTTCTCAATGTGAAAGCCTTGGCAACGACTATGAAGAGCAGGAATAATTCTATTTGGATAATTGCAAGTAAGAATGAACCTACTATGGTTACTATAGGTCTCCATAACTCCGCGTAGGATTGCCTGTGCGTTAGGAGTGAGATAGTCTGCTTCATCTAATAGTACCACCTTAAAAGGACCAAATGGGATCATTTGTACAAAATTAATAATCTTGTCTCGCACAGTGTCAACGTTGTTATCTCGACTTGCATTAATCTCTAACACATCGTAGTCTTCGATATTCAATTCATTGCACAGAACCCTAGCTAATGTAGTCTTACCAATACCGGCAGCACCACTTAGCAACAGATGAGGAATACTACCGTCTTTAATCCAAGAATTAACTTGTCTACGTTGTGCATCATCTCTGAATACATAGTCCTTAACTTTAGTCGGCCGGTACTTCTCAACCCATAGTTCTTTCATACAATTTTTCCTAATACTGCGTAAATTAATTTATCTAACTCTGCCTGATAGTTATGATTTCCTAATCGGCGCTTGAGCCATATAGCTTCTACTAATTCTTTAGCATCAATCTGATTTTCAACTGGCAATGCGCCACGGTTTTCTAATTCATCTAAAATATCCTCAGTTTCAAATTCACTCAAACTGACATCTACTTCAACTTCTGTGTATACGGTTGGCATAATATTATATTGGTAATTTTATAAAAACATGCCAAACAAGTGGTCCTTGTTGAGCTGTATCTACGAATCTAAATTTTCCTGATACTTCAAATGGATGTCCTGTCCCAAAAATTCTAAACTCACGATCTTCGAGCTCTGCTTCTGTATCAACTAACCCCCATACGCAGAGTTGATCACCTTGAAATTGAGCAGAAAATACATCTGCATTTTTCGGCATTTTTAAGACTTGTGTGTCTGTAACAGCTAACGGATATTTAAATATAGTTTTCATTTTACACTAGTTCCTCAACAACACCTAACACTTCAGCAAGAATTAAAAATGTTCCTGCCCAAAATAAATTGCCTATAACTAAATTGCCACCGGCAACTACTCGTAGAGCACTCTTCGCAAGACTGACATAAAAATGTCCCTTGCTTGTATCTTTTGGTTGTACTTCAATTTCCACGTTTGAAAAGTCCTTTAATTGTTTGAAATAAGTTATAAAATCTAAGTGAATGAGTATTAATAATTGGAGGATGATTAGGACACCGTCCTTGATTCCAGTTGCATGTTATGCTGTATTCTTTACTGCAAGTTGCACACTTATCCACGAAGACTCTCCATAGTGATAATCTTGCTTAAACTTTCGCCGAGGTCTTCATCATGTCCTACAATGTGTAGTTGATTTTGACTACGATCCTTCTGACGATCATATGTGCGGGTCTCGACTACAGTCCCGCCGTTGGCACGATAGATGCTTAAACGCATTGGTTCTGTGCCAAGACCTTCATCCGCAGATATAGCAATGCCTCTTCTTGGCGACTTACTTGTTTCTACATCATCCTGCTGAAATATAAAATTGTGCATCTTCCTTCGGAGCCAGTTCATGCTGTTAATCCTTGTGCAAGTATTTTTATTTCTTCATCGGTCATAAAAAAATTATAAGTCGATGTGTCAATAACATTGCCGTCTTTTAGACTTTCTTGAATGAACTCAATAGAGTTTAAGTCTGCTGGTGTTAGACATTTATGAGATTTAACCCGAAGTCTAAATGCTTGATTTTCTTTAACTATAAAATTTTTCATTTCTTTTTTCCTTCTGCTTCTGCTACACGCTTGCGTAGGCTGCTACTACTAAAGGAATGATCTCGTCCATTATAGACAATTTCAATTCCACGCTTCACACAGATACCTTTACCTGTAAAGTCTTTGTCTGCATACTCTATACCTAATATTCTAACATCAACAGGCAAAATAAGCAAGAGGTCTTCGAGGTCTTTTTCTGTTTGATAGATAACAACTTCGTCCACATTACGATTAGTACTAACCTGTATTTGTCGTTCAACAATACTTTGTATTGGTGGATTTTTACTATCTGGCCTATCAATAGTAGGATCAGTTTGCAGTGCAGCAATTAGGTAATCACAATGATTCTTTGCTTCTGACAGCATTGCTACATGCCCTGCATGAAATAGATCAAAAGTAGAAAATGTAATGCCTACTCGTAATCCATCTTGTTTTAGTTGTTTAATTTTATTGAATATCATTTTTACTTTTTATAAGGATATTGATCATTCTAGTCCTCCATAGCATGGCGCTAGATTCGTCGTCAAATTGAGGGCTAAGTTCGATGTTATGATTATTGATTTCGACCCATACCCACGCTTCGTTATATTCATCATGAATGAGAATCATTTTGTATCTTCACTTAAAATTTTTACTACTTTTTTCTTTTCTTGCTCACGGAGCCAATCTGCTTCAGGTGCAAATGTAGGGCACCGATTAATTGCATCTTCAAGTATCCACTTTAATCTATACAGGTCTTGTTTTGCTCCCCAAGCAACGTAACCGTCATTTCTGGAGTTTGTAGCATCGTATGCGGCCGCATTGATTTCTCGAGCTGCCTCTGTAATACTGTATGAATATTTGTATCCCATGTGTATATTATAGAGGTAAAAAAAGGGCCTGTCAAGCCCTTTTGGAGTAATAGGTAATCACATTCCGGGAATGTTAAAATTCATATTTGATCCAGCGCCGATAGCAGATCTAACATCGACACCTGATGGGCGTTCATCAGTGGCCATCATGATGGCCTTGAGTTCTACCATTCGAAGTTCAACAAGTGTTCCATCTTCTTGTTCGTGTTCAATTGTTCTAGTCCAGCGACCGTGTTCAATTAAAATCCATTCGCCTACTTTAACTTCGTCTTGTTCTGGACCCACTGCCCATACTCGCCCCCAGCGAGGTTTTACCCCTGCCGATTTTCCGTTGTCTGAATGTAACACAATTCCGCCCGCAGTTGTCTGCATACCAAATTCCATGTCACATACTAGTACATTATTCCGTAGCGGAACGATTTTACCTTTAACTTTCATTTTGTTCTCTTTGTAATTACTGTGTCGTCAGTTGTTGCCGGTGCCTGTTCTTCTGATTTTGCTACTACTGGAGCAACTAACGGCTTGGCTGGCTTTGCCACTACCGGAGCATTTGCTGGCCTGTCTGATTTAGCCTTAGGATTAGCTTCGTAATATTCAGCAATGATATCTTCACGCTTGCGAACAATTTTGCCGCCTGGTCCTAATTCGTCCCCTCGGGCGTTAACCCGTACATTACCAACGGCAGGCATTAATTCGTGCTGCCTAATTAGTTTGTCCATGTCTACTTCTTTACCCTGCATTGATCTAACCATATTATTCCCCTTACCTTAAAAATTCATTTATATCGAGTTCGTACTTAATGCTATCTATTTTATGTACACCTATTAAGTATAGTACATAACTAGCAACGCTTGATCCTCGTCCTACACCCCATACAATGTTATTTTCACGCATTGTATCTACTAAGTATTTAAGATAATACAGTAGATCCAGCATGCCATGCTGGATAAACAGCTCCAATTCGGAACTTACCCTATTAGTTTGTTCTTCAGTAGTACACATTCCATAAAGCATTTCTATTAAGTTTTCGCGTACGGCTTCCTTGGGTATAAACCAATTGGATTGATTTGTCTTGTCAAACGTTTCTAAATCTTCTTCTGGTTGTTGCCACTCTTTTAAATTGTCAAAATGATCCTTGTTAAGATTCCTTGCCAAATTAAATTGATTTACTGTAGCAGAATTGAGATAGATATTCTCAAAACTTTTAATAGTATTGCTGTAGAGATTCTCAAATAACTCGTCCGGAGTTATAAGAACGGCACCATAATTGTTGATTTCCATACTTACATTTTACAGCTACGTAGATAGAATGTCAAGAGTCTCGGCTAATATAGTCGTCTAAATGTTTATTTTGATTTATTAGTTTACTGCTGGCCTGTGCATGCCTGCGTCTTTGCTCATCTTTATGTGCTTCTAAAAGAACATTAATTTGGTTGCAAACTCCGCCCATTCCGCTACGTGCGGCAATAAAATACTTTTGCATTAGCTCAGTAATTTTATTGTCTAGGTCTTCGTTTTTAATTGCTGTTAAATCTGGAAGCAGCGGATTGAACATTTTATTTTACTTGCCATGCAAGGATTTTACTGTTACCACTATCTGGACTAAACAATTCCCAAACAATGGTTGCTGTTTGATTATATGCCACTGGTTGTGTTACTCCAGTGTCTAAGAATGTAACAGGTCCACTAAAACTAACTGTTGACGTGCTCGTCGAAGTTGGAGTAATTTCTAATCTAATAGTTCCTAGTTTTCCTGTAGGCGGCCAATTATCAACAGTGAATACATAAGCCGCTGGATCAACAGAGTATTGTTGATAGCTACCTTCTGCATAGTTAACTGTAATAGTACCAGTAGTTCCGTCAAAATATCCTGCATCGTTAACTACTTCCGAACCACCCTGCAACGCAGCTCGCTGAATAATGTTATTTCCAAAGTCATTCTGAGCACTTAGGCTTACAGAGTTAGTCTGTAGTTCTGTGATTTCTTTTGATGCAGAAAGAAACGCATTTTGAATTCTTGAAAAATTACTGCGAAAACCTTGCGAATCGTTGTCCTCTCCTGCAACAGGAAAGTTTGCGTTGATTTGATTGCTATAATTGGTAACTGTACTAGACACTATTAACTCCGATATTTTTTATTATTTACTGAATTTTCTTTTTCAGCTCTTCAACTTCGGCTGACAATTCTTTAATTGCTTCAATTAACAACGGAATAAATTTTTCATATTGTACAGTTAAGTAATCTGCACTAACCGGAGCAGTGGTTACAATTTCAGGTAACACTTTCTGAGTATCTTGAGCACTTACACCAACTTGTCGTTTATCTTTGTAACCAAATTTAAGAGCAGTTTCGTTTGGTGTATAATAAAATCCGCTTAGTGACTTTACTTTGCCTAACGCATCTGTAATATCTTCTAATCTATTTTTTAATCTATCATCAGAATAGTAAGCTGTAATTTCACCTGCAGAATACACATCACCTATTACGTATAGTGTTCTACCAATACCAACACCACCTGCTACGTACAACGCATTTGATGTTATACTAGAAGTACTGCCTAATGTGCTAGTCAATGTTAGAGTATTATTATATGTAGGGGCGCCACTACCGTTGCTGACTAATACATTGCCGGCGGTTCCTGGTCCTGCAAACCCAGTATCATTTGGCGCAATTTGATAAAGTATTTGACCGGCAACACCACCAGCAATATCAGTTGCTGTATTAGCAAATGAGGATGTTGTTGCGCTAGCAACATTAAGTGCAGTATTTGCATATCCAACTACAAACGTGTTGGTATTAACAAACAATGGTCCACCGGCAGTGAGTCCGTTGCTTATTAACAGTTGACCTGCTGTTCCTGCTCCAAAGAATCCAGTAATATTTGAGTTTACTTGATATGGAATTTGATTTATAGTTCCGCCTGCAAGATTAGTTGCAGTAGTAGCACCTAGTGATGCAACCGCATTAAATGCAGTGTTTGCATATCCAACGATTACACTGTTGGTATTTACGAATCGTGGTCCAAGCGCATTTACACCTTTGCTTACAAAGATATCATTCTCGTCGCCTACATTGGTAAACGCAGTAGAACTAGATGCAGATTGGAATAAAACTGTGCCAGTAGATCCGCCTGCAATGTTAACCGCTGTACCAATAGTGGCATTTAGCACATAAACAGTCCCACCGACCCACAAGTCGCCACCAATACCGACACCACCAGTTACTTGGAGAGCACCTGTAGAAGTTGATACAGCATTGGTTGAGTTATATGTTCTAATAACATCATCAGTTGTGACTAATGTAGTAGTTACGGTTGTAAATTGAATTGTCAATTTATCTGCAATAATTTCACCACCGACGTACAAGTTACCACCTATACCTACGCCGCCGCGAACTATTAATGCACCAGTTGCTGTTGAAGTAGCTGTAGTTGTTCCGGCTAATGTTAATGTATTATTGTAACTAGGAGCAGTAGTACCATTACTTACTAATACGTTACCTGCTGTTCCTGGTCCATAAAAACTGGTTACTCCGGGTGCTGTTTGATAAGGAACTTGACCAGCAGTACCGTTTCTTAAGTTGGTAGCAGTTCCTACATACTGGACATTTAGTACGCCACCTATGTACACATCTCCTGCAATTCCAACGCCTCCGGCTACTATTAATGCACCGCTATTTGTAGAAGTAGAAGTTGTTGTGCTAGCAAGTGCTAAATTACCCGCTTCTAGTAATTGAGTTTGAGGAGTGTACGCAAGATCTAAAGTAGCACCCAAATTTGCATAGGTTCCTAAATTATTACCCATTGTTAGCCAACGGGTTCCTATAGATGCAGTTGTCAACTGTGTAACATATTCTTGATCGCTATAAACAGAAAATCCAACGTGTAGACTTGCTGTAGATGCCCATGCTGCTGTCCCACTAACTACTTGTAATAATTGTCCGTTTGAACCAATTGGAATAAAACTAGTTTGACTTGTTGCTATCTGAATAGGAATTGATCCAACATCTCCTCCAGCAATATCAGTTGCAGTCGATAGCGTTAATCCTCGACTACCTGTAAATCCAGTATCACCTTGACTACCCGTAAATCCAGTATCTCCTCGACTACCAGTAAATCCAAATGATCCCGTATACCCTTGACTACCAGTGAATCCTCGACTACCTGTATAGCCTTGAATTCCTTGACTACCTGTATAGCCTTGACTACCTGTATAACCAGTCAATCCAAAACTACCTGTATATCCTTGAATTCCTTGGCTACCTGTATATCCTTGACTACCTGTATACCCAGTTTGCCCCCTTGATCCAGAATAACCAACAGTTAAACTTAATAATGCTCGTGCTTGTGGAACAGTAAGATATTGATTTACAGTTGAATCTTGAACAACGATAAGGGTCTCTGCTTCGCTAGGCGTTGTTAACTGCGGTAAATTTACGAGATCTGGGCGTGGTGTGGTCATGTTATTTTTT